TTATGCTTATCTTCCCAAACAAATCTATCTGACATTCTGCGAACCCACCTAATATCATCAATAGTTTTTTCATATCTGATTTTTTCAGCTTTTTCTTCAGCTATTTCTTCTGGGGTTCTAAAGTCATAAGGGTTCTGTTTACTAGGCTCTTTAGCTAAATAAAGAATATTAATACACCTATTTGCCTTACAGAACACTTTGGCTTTCTCTTGTGCTTCTGCAAAGTCAATCGCAAGGTTTACAAGATGTTGGGTTTTATATTGAACCCTAGCTATAGGAACACCACTTTCAGTTTTGCCCCATACTGTTTCTTTCCAATTAGCATAAAGGGAATACAATTTATCTTGCTTCCCTAAACCAACAAAAAGAGATGTGATAGTATCACACCCCTCTGTAAAATCTTTTGCCATTTGTAAATTATTCATAATACGAACTCCAATCTATTATTGTTAATTTGAATTAGTAACATTGCCCTCGTCATAAACAGAAAGCCATGTTTCAAAACTATTTCTAAGCATATCACCATCAAAACTTGGGCATTGCTTTTTGAAATAATTGATTGTTGCTACAATATCTTCTTCTGTAGCATTTGTTTTTACTAAACCATGTCCTAGTTGGCAGTAATTAAAGTTTTTGAATTTTGTCATTTTGTCCTCACTAAATATTATCTTCGATAACCTAGTCTAATTTCTAGGTTTTCAAATGTCAAACAATAAATAAATTATTTTTAAACAGTTGTAAAATATGGGTTTTCTGTGATACATTGATAATGTTCCTCCAGTCCTCAAACTAGGAACGTACAAAAGAACTCCAATTCTTTGTATAATATGGGGGGTATTAGGTTGATTAAAGATTATGCCCCCCATTATTAAAGAAGCAGACATTCAAATAGCTTGTAACGACTATCTAATATTACTTTCTAAGAAATATAATTTCAGACATTTTCATGTACCAAATGAGGGTAAAAGGTCTATTTGGCTACATAATAGAATGAAAAGAATGGGTTTAAAGTCTGGTTGCCCAGATATAATTATTGAATATCCAGAGGGTAGAATTTTATATGTGGAACTAAAAACTAAAAAAGGCAGGTTATCAGAAGCACAAAAGTTGTGGGCTGTACAATCTAAAGCTTTGGGTACACCACATTTTATAGTTCAAGGGGGTTTGAATGAATGTATTGAACAACTTAGAGGAATCATTGAAAAACACATTCCTATAAGATGATAGCTATTTACCTTAGTTTACCACCTTTTAGCTTTAAAATCTTCTGTACAGCCCTTAAATCGCCCTTAATGGGCATCTTGTATCTTCTGCGACCTTTTCTTTTCTTCATAGGTCTTTTGTCTATAAGTTCGGATATAGTCGCAGTAGTGGTAAAACCTATCATTTCCCCACTTTTCTCATTGCCCTAGAATGTGCTTGAGCAAATGTTTTTCCAGATTTTAAATCTTTAGCCATTTCTCGCATATGCTTTAGGGAATGATGCCTAGCATGGGCATTCATAGTTTTCTTTTGTCTAGCTGTTAAATCCTTAGTTATATTTTTTATAGATTTTACTAAAACCATTTATTTTTTCTTCTTCATTTTATTTTTTTTCTTTTTCTTTTTCTTCATAGGTTTTGAAGTGGTTCTGCTTCCATAATGATAAGGCATTATTTCTTTCCCTTCTTTTTCTTCTTACCTTTTTTTTGACTTTTTAGAATTGCTTCTTGAAGTCCTTTTGGTAACTTTTTTTGTTTTGGTGTTAGTTTCATGGTAAACCCTTTCTTTTCTTGGTTGCAATGCTTTTTTCCAAAAATAATTAGCTATGCTTGTAAAGAAGTCATATAGCTTCATATAAAATTTACTCATTAACAATAACCCTTTTTTGTTTTAGCTTTGCATCTCAAACATTCTAGCCAAAATTCTGTAATTTTTCTAATTCTATTACCTTGAGTTGCATGAATAATATTTTCTTTTCTTTTCATTTCTTCTGCTGTTGCATATTTTAAAACACATTTTTTACAGTAAGGTTTGTTGGGTTTTTGGGTATCTTTGTGTTGTTTAAGTCTAAGTTCTTTTACATGAAGATGATAAAAATAATTTCCTATCCTGCAAAAGTATTTACTTATAGATAAATAAAACCAAATCATTGTTTTCTCTTATTAATAAGTTGTAATCCCTGCTTTCCAAACCTATACCCAAAAGATGAGCCTATGACTATATAAAGCATATTAGAAAACCATTCTGGGGTATGTTGGTCTAAAAAAATAAATCCTTCTTTTATGTATGGTTGTGTTGCAGGAATGAATGAGCAAATTAGAATACCCCCAAAAACCAGTACCCAAAATTCATCTTTAAGACTATCACCCATTTGGTCTGTAAGATTTCTTTCATTTATCATTTGTGAAGTAGCTTCTGTTTCATAAACTTTAGCTTCTGCTTTTGCTCTAGCTACTTTAACTTCTGATTCTGCTTTTGACTTATCAACTTTACCTTTTAGCCATGTACCTGCTAATTCAGCTATTGGACTTATCAATAAATTAATCAAATACTTTTCCCTAACTTTTCAATTAATCTTTCGGCTCTATTAGTTGTCTGTCTATACCACAAACTGTCTTTCATTTCGGCTTGTGCAGTTTCAATATCGTTATCTAATAATGCTTGTTTGAATTTTTTAAATTTATTTAATCTTGGTAAACCTAATTGAAAGACCATATGGGTTACACATTCTTTAACATTTTCGTCTACATTCATACCTTCTGTAAATTGTTCCATATCATTTATGGCTACATTTAAATCTTTCTCAAACCAAGCATCAACTTGCTCTTTTGAAACTTCTGTTCCTATAGGCTTATCAAAATATTCTTCGTCCCATTCTGTAATCAAATGTCCGATTCCTGCCGTAGGATAGCCTTCACTGCATCTATAGATTTCATATTTTAAACCTTCTTCTTCAGCAATATGTTCTTTTAATTCTTCTAAATTCATTTTTCCACCTTATGTTCTTGACCAATCCAAATACCAAAAATACCAGTCATAACACCCATAACAACCGATACAAAAGCTGATTGTGATGCAGTAGGGTCATCTAGTGCCATAAACCATTCTGCACATCTCCAAGACATTATTGTGCTTACTAGCATCATTAATCTTGGCAATATTTTCCATTTTAAAAAAGTTTCTACATTCATTGTACTAATAACTCATTCAAACCAAAACCCTCTAATAAAATTAGAGTAAAAAACAATAATAAAATACCACCCGCTATTAGTTTACCAGAAAAATTTGTAGAACCAATCTTTATTGCAACAAATTCATTACTTAGTATTCTTAAAGATAATTCAAAACTATTTTCATCTATTTTCACATTTACTGGTTTTTCATACATTTTTTTTGTATCTAGTTTTTTTTCCATCAATACACCTTTACTTTATCTGGGTTAATACTAGGAACTAATTTACAATGACATTCATATGTTTGGTTGCCATTTTCTGACATAAATTGCTGACCACTTAATTTTTCAGCGTAATAAGTACAATCATTTATAGATTTAAAATAAATCTTTGCTTCATTCATCTGGCTTGGTTGCATGGCACAATATAACATAAATGCAGTTATCAATCTTTTATGCTCCTTAAACTATCCATCACTTTATCAATATCCGGTTCAGTTCCATTTGGGTCATAAACACATTTATATTTTCTAGGACACCAACTTTCAATCATCATTGTAAAAGTCTTATTACCACCCTCATAAATACACGCTTTTTTATTTGTATATTTTGAAGTAATTCTTTTCTTCAATCTACAAGTTGTGTATTTTTTTAGGTCTGGATTTCTCCATTCTTTTTGTTGTCTGGAATAATCTCTAGGTTTGTATTCATAAACTAATTCTGTAGCAAACGCTTTTAGACCTAAGACCAAAAGTAAAATGGTTACACCTACCCCAAATAAAATAATCGCTACCCATTTTATTGCTTCAAAAACTTCTTCTTTTTGTTTCTTAGCTTCTAATTTAGCTTGTCTTTGTGCTTCTTTAGCTTGTTTTATTTTATCGGCTCTTTCTGAGAGTATTTGATTCCATGTACCATGTCCAAAGCGATTGTCTATGAGCAACTTTAGCTCATATCGCTGTTCCTCTAAAAGCTTTCTATCAATAAAATCAGATGCTGTTGATTCAATGCCAAACTGTTGAGCAATGCCCATGCCCTTGCCTTGCTTCTTATTCATGTGTTCCTCGCCTTCAAAGAACCCATCAATCTGCTTGGCTATGTCTTTAATATCTTTCGCTGTACTGATGTTGCTTTTGATAAACTCTACTGATTGTTTAACTAGGCTAATTCCAGTAAGAATTTCTGCAACTACCAAATTTTACCTCACTAATAAACCTATTAGCATGACTATTGCTGTGCCAGATGTACCTATCATAATATGCTCTAATCGTTTAACCCTACTTAATAATTCAATAAATCTTTCATCACTTACAGCTATATGTTTTTCTAATTTTAAATTTATGCTTTGAATACTTGGCTTTGACATTTAGTCCTCTAAAGTTTTTAAATATGTGGCATAGGCTTTTTTAATTTTATCTGTATGAACTGCATTACAAATATCTTGAACCTCTTGGCTTTCCTTAGCTAAATTATCTGCACTTATATTTGGCTCTACTGAATGTCTGTGAAAGTTACGGCTTATTTCTGTACCATCTTTTTTAATAATTGTAGCAGTTCTTACTTGAACTATTTTGTAATCACCCAAGACTTCTATTTTGTCTTGTATTGTTTCTTCTGTTAATGCCATTTTTATCTCCTTTTGGTTAATGGACTGACTACCCAATGCAATAGGGTTATGATGTAAAATATGTTATTGAGCCATTCATTATTCCATTACCTAATTGTGAACCTGCCATACTATTCATAGATGTTGTGCCTTGAGTTTGTATAAAAATAGTTGTGCTGTTTGTACCCAATCTACAAATAGGTGAGTCTGTTGATAAAGTTCCAGAATTGCTTTGCACATGAATAATACCAACATTATTATTTATACTATTATTACCACTTGTAAAAGGGAGTCCAGTAATTGACAAATTACCAGATGCTGATGTTGAACTAGTTTGTAAAAAAAACTTTAACTCTACAATATTTCCTATTTTTGTATACCTACCTACTTGTGAAACATAGGTAACAGAAGAATATCCTGTATTAAATGTTGGTGTCCAAGTTCCTTCTTCATAGTCATCTAAAGTATTTGGACTTCCAGTACCACCTATTGCAACCCCTGCACTTGCAGTAATTAATCCACTACATGTAGCACCACCATCTTTAAGAGTTACACCATCAACTGCTACCCCTGCATCTGTAACTTTTTCTGCTATTGTTCCTACTGTTAATGTACTCATTATGCATTCTCCAGTGCTGTAATTCTAGCTTCTAATTCTTGTATGGTTTTTACTAGTAGTGGTACGAGCTTAGATTGGTCAATGCCTTGTGGGTCAATCTTTGATGCTACTTTTACATCGCCAACCTTTTTACCTTCAGGTATTTCATCACCATCAACATAAAGAACTTCGGCTGTCATAGCATCTTTCTCGCCTGACACTGCTTCAGGTACAGCAGTAACTTCGTGTGCAATGAAGCCATCAACAGTTGTGTTTGAGTCAGCAATAAAATTAAATCTACAAGGTTTTAGTTGTTTAAGTCTTGTTGTTGCATCAAAATCATATGTTATATTTTCTTTTAGTCTGTAGTCTGAAGATGTGACGTATGCAGTTGCAGAACCAGTTGTTTGTATTTTACCAATTAAACCATTAGCATTATAAAATCTTACCCTATCTTGAGTGGCAGTTGAATTTAAACCATGACGAATCATAAAGTTGTCACCAGCATCTATTGCAACGCCTAAATCGTTAGTTCCTACATTGGAAGTCGTTCCATAAAATAATGAGCCATCATTTGTAATCCTTGCTCTTTCAGGTGGAACACCAGTTGCACCAGTGTGAAATGCTATATTTCCAGTTGCTCTACCATCAATAAAAACAGCCGCACTATCTTTATTTGTGTCTAATACAGCAGTATTTCCACTAGCATCTAGAAGAGTATTAGCACCAAACATGGCATATGTTCCATTAGAATCATTGTAAGTAGATATACTAATGTCAGAATCACTTGTAGGAGATTCAATCCTAATAGATGGTATCGCAGAATTAGTCGCAACAATTCCTAATAAACCAGTTGGTGCTGATTGCCCAATTCCAACTCGGTCATTACCACCATCAACAAATAACATATTAGCATTGCCGTTTGATTCTACACGAAAGTCTCTATCTGCTGAAGCATCATTAAAAACTACTCCAGAAGTATCAACTGTAGCCACTTCTGCATTAGCTATTTTTATTCCTATTTTGTCATTAGTAGATAAATCTAATCCACTATCATTATCTCCAGTAGAGTTTACAACACTATTTACTTTTATTTCTGACATTTATTTGCCCTCCAATGCTGTAATTCTATCTGTCAATGCTTCTATAATAGCTTGTTGTTCTTGTATTGCTTTTACTAACATAGGTATAAATTCACTTTGCGACATAGTTTTAAAATCATCTACACTTGTAAATTTTTTATCTTTTAATTCTTCATCAAAATCAACAATATTAGAACCATCAAATTCATCATCATAAATTTTATTTGTAACCTCAGTAATATATTGTGGTGCAATATTTTTGACTTCATCAGCAATAAAACCATGATAAATTTTGTCATCACCATTGTAATATTCTGTATTACCTTTGTATTTAAATTTGACTGGTCTAAGTTGTTTTACAATCGACAAACCATCTGATAAATCTTCTACATCTTTTTTTACTCTGCTATCTGAAACAGTACCAACACTACCTCCATCAACTAAAACACCACCATTTGCATCAATCTGTAAACGAGTAGCACCATTATGTTTAAAATTCATATGTCTAACATCACCGGCATGAGTTATTTCAGAAAATGATTCAGCACTTGCACCATTTTCTCCAGTAAGCCTTAATGTCGCAGAAGTATCTGCTCCAACATGCAATATTTCCATACCTTTACCAGTTGCTCTACCAGTACTTGAGCCGGTATTAAGACCAAGATTGCCTGATGAGTCAATTCTCAAACGTTCTGTGCCAGTAGTAGTATCAACAGATGATGTTAAAAATCGCATTGTTGTAGCTGAATTTAAAGCTGACGTTCCACCACCAAAACTAATCTGATTAGAAGAACTTTCACTTTCTACTTGCAATATCTGTACATTTTCTTCGTCTGTATCATGTGATGGTGTAGAAAACCTTATTGTTTTATTAACTTCATCTCCACTTCCACCATCTTTAAATATAAAATCTCCACCATCTGCATCTAGAGTTATATCACCAGATACATCTAAAGTTAGGTCGCCAGTTTTTTTAATATTTCCTGCAACAGTGGTATCTTGTGAACTATCTATTGTTAAAGCTGTGGTATTAGCAGTTTTTAAAATTATTTGGTCATTCGTTGATAGGTCTATGCCACTATCATCTCCTGCTAGATTTTGTATA